ACTTTTTGCCGTTGTGCGTCCACGGCCCTTTGCCGCTGATCCAGTTGTCACCGATTGAGTTGCATACTCCCCAAACCCACCAGCCAGCGATTTTGGCGTCGTAAAAATGCGGTTCGCCCAGCTTTTCCTTGAGCTCGTCTTGTTGCTTGGTTAACCACCAGTTTCTGGCTCTCAAATCGACCTCATTGCACGGCCAGTCCGCATGATGCGCCACCGCCTCAGGGTCAGCATGGATCGCCCTCCAAAAATTGGCCACAAATCCATCCGCATCGTTGATCGTCTCAATCCGTTTGCCCTCAGGGGCTCCGAGCAACATGGCGGCGCTGCCCGCAAACGGCTCAACGTAGTTTTGTACTGCTCCCAACGCCTGCCAAACCACGCCACACGCGTTGGATTTCCCGCCGAAATATGGAAACGGGGCTTGGAGTTTTTTGGTCATTTTGCTCCGCCGTTGACGTACAATTTTATTTTTTTAATAGCGTCTTCGCACCCCATGGCGTAGACGTGTGCATAACCGTTTTTTTGCAACACGTCCTCCCACGATTTTTGATGCTTTGTTGCCACGCCGCCCTTGATGCGTTTTAGCTCAACAAATAACCCATGCGCTCCGCCGGCGGCAAACGGCAAAAACAAATCGGGGACGCCAGGGCGCACCCCCTCGCGCCTGAGTCGCGCCGCTGTGGTGATATGTCGTTTGCCGCCGTTGGGTATGGCAAAAATCGTGTTGTAGGGTGCGCCTGCCATTAGGCACCACTGCACAAACGCGATCTGCTCATGTGTCTCCAGCGGAGTGAGGTTGCGTTTAATCGACGGCATGGCCGCGCTCCTCTCGGACTACCAGCGGCATGGTCGACCAACAAATTTGCCTCTGCGATCGCGTTGATTTTTTTGTCGCGTTTTGTTTTGTGCGATTGGCGTCCCGCGCAATCCACGCGAGCGCGGTCTCTACTCGTGTGCGTTTAATTTGGAGAGTGCAGGCGATGACGGCGGAGTCGGTAATGCCCTGCTCGACCAGTTTTTTAATCGCCGCTTTCATCGCAGCCCCAACTCGTACCGATCCTCCGTGTACCGGCCAAACGTACCCTCGATCTGCACAACATCGGCAGAGTCAAACCACCACCTCGGGTTGCTCCGGATTGCCTCAAAAATAATTGGGCCGACGTCGCGCCCGTTAATTGTAGGGATGCAATCGTTGTCAATTTCCAACACAATTTTCATTTTTTTAGCTCCGCTCAATTTGTAAAAATGGGTCGTGCATACCTCGGTCTCGCTCAATGACGCGATTGATCATGGCCGTCACGTCTGGCGAGTGCCTGACCTCACCATCAAGCCAGCGGCGTTTTGCTCTATACGCCCAAGCGGGCGTTGGGGCGGTGAAACCACGCGCCATAGACGCCATACAACGCGCCTTGGCGGCCAAAACGTCAGGAGCTTGAGTGTCTACCGCGTCAACGGATTTTGATGGCTTGTAGGCCGCCGTATTAAGCGCAGGGCGCTGATCTTCGATTAGTTCCAAAAATTCTGGGAGGGTCGGCGGCCAATTTTTGGTCGTGAGCGCGTTGACGGCAGCGGCGATTTGCCGCATCGGATAGGCAGCGATTTCCTCCGACCAGCATTTTTTGACATCAACGGGGTTGATGCCCGCCCATTGATCGGCAAATTTAGAGCCGTACAGCGCGGCCATGCGAGCAAATAAGCGCTCAACGGTTTTGGTCGCGGTCGCCGCGTCTAGTCTGGTGTTGACGCTCATATCTCGCCACCGACCAGACCTGCGATTGTACTGGCTCGCCGATCCTGTTTTGTTTGCTGATTTTGGCCGAGCGTTTGATTTTTTCGGACTCCGCCCCAATCAGCGCGGCAGCAATTGCGGAATGCCGCGTCAAAACTCGCATATTTCGCACCATTAGCCAAACAATAATCCCTAAAAAAATCGTAATGTGCATCCGCGTCGTACCCGTGCGCGTGGCACCACGCCAATAGTTTGGCATCTGGCGTCCAATCTCCTATCAATGTTTTTTTGCTCATAGTCTTGCCTCATGTTTGATTGTTTGTTTGTCCTGTTTGCTTGTTTGTTTGTTTGTCCTAACTGCCTGACCCTAGATTGCGCGGTTCGTGTTCCCATGCCCCCCCTACCCCCCAAGGGAGAGAGAGCAGGCACCTGACCCTGAGTCGACGTCGGACAGCGCCCCTGCGGGCCCCGGCTTTGCAGCCCCGCGATTGCTCGCGCCCAGCCCACGCCCGCGCATGGTTCCCTCGTGCTGATTTGTTGCTGAGGGATTTTGAGACAAAAAAAAACGACCTTTAGGTGAGAGGCCCGGTGCACAACGCCGGGCAGGGCCTAAGCCCCTGAACTCTCGCCTAAAAATCGTTTGATGACTGTGCAATCAACTAAAAAATTAAACCATATTTTTACAACATTGTCAAGCCCTGCCGCTCCACGCCTGCGGCAGGGTACTACCGACTCCCAGCGGACTGACAATCCCACGGTATGCCGCAGCGCGTGTGTCGATTTATAAATAAATTCCGATTATGTCCTCAACAGAGGGGAGCGGTTTTTTTTTGCTTTGGCCATCGCCCTCGCTCTTGCCATCGCTCTCGCCCTTCGGTCCCTCGGAACGCTCCCGGATCACAGCGTCAATGTGGTACCGCCTCATCGCCGGGATGCCGCGCCTACGCCAGATTGAGATGCAGGCGCGAGTGACGCCGAGCGCCTCCTGTAGCAGGCGGGTTTTGCCGTAAAAATGCTCGTGGATGATCAGGTCGATCTCGGGACAATTTTTATCTAATTTTATGATAGGCACCATTTTTTTTTGCTCAGGTTATTGTGTTGACCGTATTTTACGCTCGCGCTGCGATTTTGTCAACCTTGAAAAACATAATAAAAAATTGTTGACAAATGGCAGCACAATCCGTTATAGTGTTGTTGTCGATGTACAGTATTGCATCGGCTCCCCGCAGGAGTGTGGCCAATAGGCGAGCGAGCGCGGGGACAGCGCGACGGTGCGGCGTGAGCGAAACCCTACGGGCCACCGATCTGGCAAATCTGCGGAAAAAGCAAGCGCGACCAGCAACAAGCAACAAAATTGCACAGCACAAAATTTTTTTTACAGGGAGGCAGCGGCAAATGACATCGCACGACCGTGTTAAATTTTTTGATCAAATCAACGCGCTCCACGGACGGACCGTTGACGTAATCCGCGAGTCAATCAGAGCCGGCGCGCTCGACATCCGATACGAGGTCGCCGAGTATTTAAGCGTGTACTGTGCCGCTGTTCGTGATTTGTGGGAGGAGGATGATCTTGACAATTAAGCAATCATCGTATGATTTGACATTTTTGGATTGGCGCGAGCAACCGCCGGCGCGAGACGACTGCGGTCACGACGTGCCCGGCTGGCGCGAACCGCGTGAGATTTTTAATCCGCGCGGGAAAACGGCGCGAGAAGAAATTTTAATTGACAAATTGCAGCAAAATTATTATGAGGATTAAAAAATGAAATGGACTGATACAGGCGGCAGCGATTTTGCGCAGGCACCAGCAGGTACGCACGTTGCGCGATGCGTGCGGCTGATCGACATTGGCACACAGCCGGGCGAGTACAAGGGCGCGAAAATTTTTAGGCGTCAGGTTGTAATTGGTTTTGAGCTACCAAACGAGCTGATGCCGGATGGGGAGCGCGCCGGAATGCCGTTTTTTGTCTCAAAATTCTACACCGCGAGCTTGGCCGAAAAGGCTAATTTGAGACGCGATTTAGTCAACTGGCGCGGTCGCGAGTTTGCACAAACAGAGCTGGCAGGGTTTGACGCCAAAAACATTTTGGGCAAGCCATGCATGCTACAGTTGACGCCAAACGACAAAAACAAAATCCGCATCACCGCGCTAATGGCGTTGCCAAAAGGTGCGCCGGTACCCGAGCAAATCAATCCGTCGTTTTATTTCTCGCTTGAGCGCGACGAGTTTGTTCTGGCGTCATTTAATGCGCTCTCCGACTACTACAAAAATTTGATTACGCCGACGCCAGAATTTTTGGCGTTGCAAGCCCCTCCAGCGCGGCAGGATATAGGGCATGGCGTCCAGCCAATCGGGGGCGATTTTGATGACGACGACATCCCATTTTGAGTCATAAATTATGACAGCACTTTACGAACTTACGACCGAATACCGCACGGCTCTGGCCGTGCTTGACAACTCCGATTTAGACGCAGACACAATACGGGACACGCTGGAGGGACTGCAATTCCCAATTGAGGAAAAATCAAAAAACGTCGCTTTGTTTGTCAAAAACATAGAGGCGACTGCGAAGGCTATCCGCGAGGCGGAAGGTCAAATGGCCGAGCGGCGAAAAAGGTTAGAACAAAAAATCGAATCAATTACTGAATACCTAAAGACCAACATGGAGGCGTGCGGGATTACAAAAATCGACAGCCCTTTTTTGACGCTGACCATCAAACACAATCCGGCTAGTGTTGTTGTCGACAACGCAGCCCTTATTCCTCCCGAATTTTTACGCACCCCGCCAGTCGTTTCGGTGCCTGACAAAAAACTAATCGGGGACAGACTAAAGTCCGGCGATTTTGTGCCGGGAGCGCGTTTGCAAACCGGGACGCGATTGGAAATTAAATGATTACAAAAATATATTTGACGTTTTTGCAATGGCGCGAACAGTGCCACCGCGCATCGTATGCGCGCCTGCTAGCCGACTACGCGAGCGAGATGCGGCGAGTGCAAACAAAAATTTTTGACACTGAGCGCGAGATCGGTCTAATCAAAACCAAAATCGCAAACAAAAAAATAAAAATTGTCAAAATGAGGTTACAGAAATTGTGAAAAACCACAATAAACGCACAATTTTTGCGCTCGCGCTTTTGACGATTTTTTGCGCGCTTGGCGCGGCTATAGCCTCAATGACGTTTTATTTTTTTGTTGTCCCGGAGATTGACGCAGCCGCAGACAGGCGGGCCGAATCGGCCTATGCACGAGGCGCGATGGTGGCGATAAGCGCAGCGCCTACGCGCTGCCAGCAATGGCGGCTTAAAGCGCGGAAGGCGGTCTGTGATGACTGATCACAGGCCAGCGCCACATAATTTTTGATATTCCAAAATCACGGACTGCGCGGCTGAAAGTTGTGCGACGACGGCGTCGGCGTCGTTAACGAGGTCAAAAAGATTTCCAGCAGTCGCTTGCGAAAGTTCGGTTGCCTCTCTACCATCACGTCCGAGGGTGGAGGCGGCAGGGTCACTGGTTGCGGGCAACGCTCGACAATTGTTTTGCTCAGTGGCGTCATCGGGACGGTCGAACAGCCGGAGGCTGCCGCGCTGCACACTGCTACGATCATAATTTTTTTTAGCATCGACATTTTTAATCTCGCGTTGGTAACGGGTTGACACGTTTGCAATTGCCTGGGCGCTGCGCCGCTCGCTCAAGCGGTTTGACGCATTGGCCGCATCTAATTGAGCCTGCCAGTGCGCGTCGGATTTGCTCATTTTGATTTGCCAACGGGCGCGCTCTGCCTGCACTCCAGTATCGCGCACCCACCACACCGCACCAGCGAGCGCGGCGACGGCGGCCAATGCCGCAGCGATGCGCCAAAACGACAGCACAACATCGAGCCACATGCGGATCGCGGAGATCACGCGACAGCCTCGTCGTCGGTCGTGTGCCTGTTTTCGATCGAGATAAACATCGGTTGACCTATGGCGTCTGCTCGCGTGAGTTTGTCAAACAATCGATCAAACGCGGCGCGAGAATACGCGACACCCTCGCCGTCGTCGTCAACGGTCAGGCCCGGTAGCAAACACCCCTCAGTGTCATCGGCGTCGTTGCCTGGGTGAATGCGGACGCCACTAAACCCGGGGACGCGATTGAGCAATGGCAAGACGCGCTTAAAACGCGGGGACTGCGTGAGGGTGATTTGATAGGTGCCTACAGGTATGGCCGTCGCGCCGTGCGTTTTCCAGGCGGCGACTGAAACGCCCTTAATCTCTCGCACCACGTCCTCTAGTATGTAGCACTCAAAGTTGCCATCAACAAACAACTCTCCGACGGTGCAGGTCTCCGATGACGAGCGGCGTTTTAGCTCTAATTCCATCTCGCCTCCTCTTTTTTTGCATAATTTGGCAGGCCGTCGCGCCACGCGCTAAACCCGAGCAAAATATGCGCGAGCACAGCAGCGCCTAGCACGATTTGGATCCCTGTTGGGTGGTCGCCATACGTCCAACTGAAGGCCGAATAAAAAAACACGGCAAACCAAATTGCATATTGAAATCGGATTGGTTTTTTTGTTGACGCGCCCATAATCCGCAGTCGGCAAATACAACAAAATCCGCCGAGGGAGCATATAATAAAATTGATCGCAGTGAGCAGTTCCTGAGTCATGGTCTATCCACCCGGCGCGAGATTATGGTTTGTATGGTGTCGCCGACCCAAGAGCGCAGGCTAGAGTAGTCCCGGATCCAGCCGATACCGAACGCCAGCGGAATGAGCGAATACCGCGGCTTAATCGCCGGCATGACGTGCTGCAATAGCTCGGCGAGTCCTACCGTGAGGATGGTCGCGAGCAGTACGCGCAACAACACATAGCCAAGAGCCTGAGGCACCGTCATCGACTCGTCATTGCCTGACAAAGACACGGCTGCACCAGCGCACGCGCAGGCCGCGATCCCGGCGTATGGGCCGACTAGCGCGGCTAGCTCCTTGCTCGTCACCAGCGCCAATATGGCGACGACGACGGTTATAAAATCCTGCGGTTCGGTCTGCATTTGTAGACGCTCCACAAAAATAAAAATAAATACAGCGTGACCGACGTTGCCTGTACGGGTAGGCCAGTCACATAATCGCATACGGTCGTGCCACGCGGTATGCTGCTGCCATTGTCGACGAGCAGCCTACATGTCGCGTTTTGTAGCCCCTCAGACGCGCCTACAAAGCACGCCGTTGACGCGAGCGCCCAGACGGCGGATCGCGGGTATGAGTCAATGAGCAAACGCACCACCACACACAAAACGGCTACCCAAATACTCTGCTGGATGTACCAAGTTGCGTATGGGCTAAATCCCGGCAGCGCCCACTCGGCCGAGAAATTAAAAAACACCGCGCCTATAGCAAGCGCGGCCGCGACACTTTTCAAGGATGACCGCCGGGGCCTTCGCCGGGGCCGCCGGGGGTAATGTCAGTTTGACGACCGCTTAACGGATGACCGCCGGGGCCCTCGCCGGGCCCACCTTTGAGCGTAGTTTTCTTGTCTTCGCGATCAGCAAAAAAAATCACGCCCAAAATAATGATCGTGATTAACAAAACTGCAATTAAATAAAATCCGTCCATGTGTGTCCCCTATTAAAAAAAACTCAAACAATTATAACTATACATCAGCCGTTGCGCGAACAACATTTGTCCCGTCACTATAAACGATGGCGCGATGACCGTCTGCCACCGTGACGCCGGTGCCAGTCGCGCCGATGACGTTGACGCCAACACCCCCGGTCGTGTTTGCAAAAATTGTCCATTGCTGCAACGCGAGCGGCACAATAATTGAGCGATGGGACGAGTTGAGCGTGCCTGTGACCTCGATGATTTGGCACCGCGCCTGCGCCGCTGTGAGAGTCACGTTGGCGTTGCTGATGTTGACGACGGCGCGGTTGCACACCGCCGCGCCCGGCTGCCGCACGTCCTGCCAGCTCGTGACGCTGGCCGAGCCAGTCACAACAACATAGAGAGGGATTCGTCCCGGTGTGAATGCCGTCGTGTTGGACGATACCACGCCCGCCCTCGTCGCCTCGATATAACAGGTGGACGATGCCGTGAGCGTGAGAGTGCCATTAGCTATGAGCGTAGGCACCGCATCGACCTCAATCCGTCCTCCCAAAAATCCCCACACGAGACCGGAGCTTGTTGCAAAATTGCGCCCAAAAATTGACGCAGGCGAGAGCGCATCGACCACGGAGTTAAACGTGACCTCCTTCGCGGCTTGGAAACTCGACATCTGCGGGATGTTGCTTGTACTGTCTGCCATTTTTTGTCCTTTTACGTGTTTGCAATAGGCGAGCCAAAGCCGCGTCCGACCACACTCGATATTTGATAGACGCGATGACTAAGCGCGCCTGCCGCGATGCCGCTGCCTGCATCTGTCACCTGCTGTGCCAGTGTGTATGTGTACGTCGGTGCTGTGACTCGCACCGTGCGCCTCAAAATGTTTGGCACACCAGACGTGTATAGCTCTAGGTCGTACTCCTCGACCGTCTCACCTAGTGGCACATCAACTGTAGACCGCCAAGCCGCGTCGATGCGCCCGCGCCGCGTCCACCGAATTACAAAATCCCCATTAGGTTGTTTGCTCGCGTTGACCAAAACCGGAGACAGCGGTTTGAGTCCGGCGGCAAAATTTGTAAACGGTACTGCCGCCGCCGTGTTTAATTTTTGGCCGTTGGTGATGGATTTATATTGCAGCGGCTGACCAATCTGCGCGGTCGTGCCAGCAACGCGCACCACGCCGCCGCCATTGAGCATCACAAACGCATCGCCGCCGGGATGCGTAGCCTGTGCTGCCTCAGTGCCAAACAAACCGCGTATAAAGCGGCTTAGGCGGTATGTTTGAGCCGCCACAAGGGTGGCAGTGCCAAAACACAAAATCTCGCCGCCAATGGCGCATGCGTTGCCGCCATTGAGCAGCTCGTCGGTCGTGATTGATGCGAGCGTGCCGCCGCCATTGATGTAGACCGTGACCGAGCTCGCCTCGTCAATCATGTTGGTGTTAAATCCAGCGCCTAGCTGGGTCGTGGCAAACCCTGAGGCCGCGCTCGAAAACGCCGAAGCAAGCGACGTGTATGACAGGCCGTCCACCGATTGCAGCACGGTCGCCCCTGACCACGGGGTGGTCGCGCCCGTTAGTGCGACATAAAATCCCGCGCCGTCGTCTTTGTCGCGTAGGAGGGGAATATCGAGATATTGTGCGTAGGTCGCGCCGGGCACAACGACATCAATAGGGGACTGACCTGAGGCCTGCACAATGGCTGTCATTGCCAATGTCGCGTTAGGCGCAGTCCCGTTAGCCGCCCGGACGGTAAATGATGCCGTCCCCTCAGTTGTTGGCGTCCCTGTAATGGCACCAGTTGAGGCATTGAGGGACAGACCTGCCGGCAGTTGGCCACTCGTGACAGCCCACACAATAGGCGATGTCCCTGTCGCACTCAAAAACGCATTAACCAGCGCCCCGACCTTGGCGTTGATGGTCGCTGCGCTCGTAATTGTTGGTGCGACGGCGGATGCCGTCGTGGTAATCGTTAACGGCGATTTGCCGCTCCCGGAGGCGTTGGTGGCAGTGATAGTAGCCATTGCCGTCCCGGATGCCGCCACGGTGCCTGTAATCGCGCCTGTTGACGTGTTTAGGGTTAGGCCAGCAGGCAGTCCGGTCGCGCTGTACGATGTTGGCGTGTTGGTCGCCAAAATTGTGTAGGCAAACGCCACCCCTGCCACCGCGCCGGCATTGAGTGGACTAATAATCGTGGGCGCGCCAATCGCCGCTCCCGAGCCAGTTGCTGCAATCGCCTCCCATTGTATGAGACCGCCGGATGTTGAGGCGGTTTGTAGTCGAGCGATGTACGATTTGTTAGGGCCGTTGATCGTCACCACGTCGGTAGGCTCTAGGTATACGTATTTTTTGCTTGTCCCAAATGCAAATCTGGTGCGCTCGATGTGGGCAAAATACAAGGCGCGATTGGCGACGCTGCGTGCCTCGTCTGCTGATAGCACCACCGCCAATGCCTCGGCGGACTCGACCACCGATGCGGTCAACAATCGTTGTGCGTTTTGTGTTTTTAGTTGGTAGTCAAAATTTTGATCAGGGTACGTCACACTAACCCGCGACGGTAGCTCTACCTCCTGCCCGCGCCGCACCTCCAGCAACTCACTAGGCTGGCCGCCTGCGGCATACGCGCCTAACTCATCAACATCAATCGTCACGACAGACCTTTGCGTGCGCGGGACAAATTTGATTTTGTGGTCGGACTCAACCGCGTCAAAAAAATATGCTTGTTGCAACTGAGCTATGTTCGCCCGCGCCGATGCCTGACGCGAGAGCGCATACCCTCGCACGGTGTACGGCTCCAGCGCCGTCACGTCGATTTGTGACGCGCTCAATTTTGATCGCTCGCACAAATCCTCAACGATATCAGCCAGTGGCACACTAAAATTGGAGGGAATGAAAACGCCACCCCCCGAATTGGTCGCTCGTCTGTAGTCAATTGTATAAATCCGCTGGCTAAATGCGTCAATACAAGCCAAGATTTGACTGGATTTGTGGTTGTCCAGCATCGCCGGCTGGAACAAACTCGGCGTCGGCGCGGTTTTGACAATCGTCATCGTTTTGAGATTAATAAACGCTACACGGGCAGAGTACTGCGCGCCATAGAACGCCACCATTATTCCACCGCTTGACGGAATGCGAGCACTCGCCGAATTAAACGACGGGAGGGATGCGATATCTAGGGTCGCCGTCAAAATAAATTCGCGCTGCTTCGCAGGGTCGTCCGGATATTGCTGGACATATTTATAAATTTTTGCAGCGGATGACGAAATTAGGTAGATCGTGCCATCGGGATCGACCTGCACCGCATTGCACGCGGCGACGTCCATGTTTGTGAGTAGTGGGTCCAACCCACCGTCGGATACGGTAGCCAAAACAACGTGATTATAGAGGCCGGTGCGATACCCGTCATTAGTTGTTGACCGGATCAGCGCGACCGTCTCGACACCCTCAATTTTTATTCTCCGGCCAGACTGAGGGGCATTGATAAAAGGCGAAACCTGATTAAATACGATCCCGTTGTGCCAGTGTGGTGGGAGTAGGCCATAGGTAAAATTACCAAACGGCTGCGGGTTGGGGACTGTGGTGTTGCCGTAGCGGACGCTGCTGCCCAGCGGGTCGGGGGCCGGGAAATACGAGCTAATAAACTCCCATTTTGTGTCCTGAACCCCATCCTCATACAATCGCACGCCGTAGCCAAAATAGCCGGATCCAACGGCAAGCACTTTTTTATTGGCCTGTAAAATGCCTAGATTGCCGCTGCCGCCTGAGCTAAACGATAAAACCCCTGTGTTTGCCGGGGGTTCGGTTATATAAAAACCGGGAGCAAGAATTTGCCCAAACTCTCCACGAGTCGGTGGAATCCACGCGGTCGTTGTTGCAACCACCTCGCCGCCGCTGGGTAGCAGGTAGCACGCGCCAGTATAATACTGGCGGTCACAAAACAATACACCGGCATCGTTGATCGCGTACGGCCGCAGCAACTGCGTGCCGCCCTGCTGAGGGATCGTGGACACGTTGCTGCGTGTGACCAGCGTTTTTTTTGTTTTTAGGTCATACCGGACGAGAGTCTCTGCGTCTGGCAGCGACACCCACAAACAATCGTATGCGTCGATGGTATTAAAATTTTGGTAGTCGATGGCTGGCAAACCCGTGTCGACGATGATCGGCGGCCCCCCCCCGGTCAACTCGCCAGCGCCTATCTCAAACTCAAAATTTGGGACTCGGTTGCCGTAATCCGCGAGCTGTAAATTTTCAAACACAATATAGGCCTGTCCCCTATAAGCGGGGACGCGACCAACACCTAAGGCGGCCTCCATTGTTGGGTCGGGTAGCTGCGTCTCTGTCCCCGAATAAAAAACGACGGACTCCGCAATGTCCGTATTAGTCGTCGAAAAATTGGCGACCAGTTGGTTATTGGCCCACATACGACTAACGCCGACCAGCTCGCCCTCTCCTATGCTGATTGCCACATCGACCGCATAGGTGTAGGTCGTCGTCTCTACCTCCGGGCCGCCCTTGCCGCCCTCGCTCGTCGTCGTGGCCGTCTCGCGTATCTCCGATGCCCATATCACGTTGCCAGCTACCCGCACCGCGCCGTAGACGACGGGGATTGGTGCGCCGTAGCTTGACGCTTGTAGTTTTAGGTCGCCTAATCGAGGGCCCTGTTGTTTAATCGCGTCAGGAGGGTCAACTAGACCGCCTAGAGCTGCGCCAACCGACCAGCCAATAGATGCGCCAATCGAGCCGCCCATAAACCCGCCAATGCCAGCACCAACCGCCCCTAATACCAGCCGCGCCATTATGCGACTCCCGGCAATTTATAGGCACAAACAACGTGCTGCCGCCACTGATCGCTGAGAGCGTGCTCGACCACCGCGCGCGAGAGCGCGTAGGCGTGGATTATTGACAGGCCGCCATGCGCGTAGTCGCCAACAATGGCGAGATGCTGCGGCTCCCCCTTAAACCGCATCAACAAAACGTCGCCTACATCAATAGATGCCGCGTCAATCCGCGCCATGTGCGCGTGGCACTGCGTCATCAACGTGACGCCGTCGGGTATGCGCTTGTACCCATCAACATTAAAATCCGCATCTACAACGCCAAGGTCGCGAGCAACGCCAATAACAAGGCCCACACAATCGCACCCAACGCCTTTGAGTCGCGCTTGATGCTGCCATGGTGTACCAAGCCACGTCCTAGCCTCTGCGGCCACCTGAGCGCGTTTAATCACGTCTGCGGCTCCTCGCTCGGGGCCGCGTTGTTGTACCCGCTCGCCGTCATCACATCATTGCCGGGCAGGTATGGCTCGCCGCGGAAATTGATCGCATTGGCAAATTTTCCGACACAATCGCGTAAAAATTGTTTTTGACATCCGGCGACCGCTGTAAAAGCGTCACCCACTGCGATTGTGTACGGCATCGGCAGCGCGAGAGTAAAAACGCCACGCGAGTATGCAATGACCTCCATGGCCAGTCCGCTGTTTTGGCCGCTCAAAAACGTCACGCGCCCGCTTGTGCAGTAGTCATCCGGCAGCGTGAGGGCCGCCGAAAAACTTTCTTGAGTCAGGACGCTGGCGACCGTGCCGCTGTGTGTGTACGCGGCCAACGAGACCTTGCACCGGGCATCGCCAAGCGCTGCCCTGCACGTCGGTGAGTACAGCTCACCTACGACCTGCTGTAGGTTTTGAGCCAAACCGCGCAGCTCTGCGGTGTAGGCCACTCGCCCTGTTTTCACCTCGCCCAATCTGCCCGAGCGCATTTTGATCTGCCCCATCGATAGGTCAGACCAATTGACCATAAAAATCTCTATTGCCGCGTAGTCCCACAAGCCGGCGGCGATGTCTGCCTCGGTAATGACCGAGGCGTCAAGCATGCCGTCAACGTCGAGATTGTCAACTGCCAAATCCGCGTTTGATGCAATCGCGGACGGCGTTATGCCTGTCGCTGCCGCGTATGTGCGACCGCCAAAAACAATGTCGGACGAGTGCGACGTGAACCCGTAGACCGTACCGTTTTGCAAAGTGGCCAGCCAGCATGTCGCGAGCGTTGTGGTCTCGCTTGCGAGATGCTGCTTAAACGCCTCAGAAACGGCCTTCAAGGCCTAATCTCCGTGAGACTGATGTCACCCCACACATATCGGCGCGGAGACGTCTGTACGACCTGCAATCGCATCTCGTCAGAATCAAAACGCGCCGGAGTATCAAACTCGCCCGCCCATGCCGTAGGTGCTCCGCTCGCCACCGTCACAATGCCAGTCGCGTGATTGATGCTGACGCCGCTGCCACCTGTGACTGTGATCGTGCCTGAGACGGGTTTGACGATTTTTCTGTCGTGCGAAAACGCGCCTGCGCCATAGCGTTTATACATTTGGTATGTAGTGGCATTGATTGCTACAAACACGCCCTGCGATGCCGTGGCCTCGTAATCTGTCCAATCCTTAAACCTAAATCCGTGTGCTTTGCCATTGGCAACGTGAAAAAACGCCGTCAGCACGTCGGTCAGTGCGCGATCCTTGGGCGCGTGATTGCAGCGCCACGACCTTCGCGCCTGTGCCCAATTTTGATTTCTCGACTCGTACCCGCCTGCGTTGATGACGACCTCGGTCGAAAACGCGGGGCCGCCCTCAAACTCATAGGTTACGTCGTCGGGAAATCGTGGCGTCTCCAAAAACATTATCTATTCCTCATCCCGGCGACTACAGCCGCATGCATGCGCGCAGAAATTTGACTCTCTGAGGCGCGGAAACTATTAGCGTCCGGGGTCGAGATATTGAACGTGATGTTGACATTAGCACTACCGCCGTTGTTGCCACGCACGCCTAGCCGCCCGCTGCTGTCTCGCGCCAGCGGCATTATAGCCTCGGGCCCCGCCTCGCCCATCATCGCCGGATTAAAAAATGTTGTGGTGTCTACAACGCCATTTGTAAACGCGCCGCCTTTGGCGTACCCCTCGCCGGGCAGCGTAAACATGCCGCCGGCTGTTTGTCCGGCGAAGCCGCTTCCGCCGCCAAAAAATGAAGAGAATAAATTTAACAATCCACCACCACCACCGCCACCACCGCCCAACCCCTTGAAGAGCGAGCCCGCGATATCCTGCGCGGCCAGTCGCGAGATTTGTGAGACAACGCTCCCCACAAAATCGTTGAACGCATCTTTTGCCGATTTTGCACCAGTCACAAACGAGGCGAACGCATCGGCGGCGCTGCCAACGAAAATGTTGTCAAATGCCTGCCCCAATAAATCAGTTGACGCCCTCAGCTCCTCGATGCGCACGCGCAGATTTTCTGCGTCTTGCAACAGTTTACGGTTGCCGGACTCTTGCGCGATTTTCAGCCGCACCTCATAGATGCGCTGTAGCTCCTCGACCTCACGCGCGCGCGCCTCGCTGCGGGCCTGCAATGACCCTAGCTCAGTAATCGCACCGTTCCGCTGCGCGATGCTCACCAACGTCTCGGAGTTTGCACGCTGCTGCGATATGCGGTCAGCCTCCTCATTGAGCGCGTTTATACCGGCCTGTGCAACGGTGTACGACCGCAGCCTATCGAGCTGGGCGACCGCCTCGTCGCGTCCCTCCACAACTAGGCGCAGCCGGATCTCCCTGTTGGCCTCATCAAACCTGATCGCCGCCGCGTCCGATAGGCTGCCCTCTAGCTCCTGCACCGCTGCGTTATTCAGTCTGATTTGTTTTTCTAAATCCTCAAAAGATTTTTTTTGACGCGCCGCCTCGTCTACCGCCTGATCGCCTGCGGCGCGTTCGAGGGCTCTACGTTTTTGGAGTACGTCTGCAATTTTATTTTCTGCATCGAGCTTGTCGTTGGTTTTCGCAGCGCGATTTTTGTAGTCCTCCAACGCGGCGATCTCAGCATCAAGTGCCGCGATTTGAGATTTAATCGCTTGCTCTTGTAGCGTTTTTCGTACGGCATAATAATCTGCAAACGAGATTGCACTGTCCGCGAGCTGCGCATCAATCGCCTTAAAATTTGACGCCAAAATATCGCGCTCTTCCGCTCCCGCTCGTTCAAGTGCTTTGATTTGGCCGTCAAGTATTTTTTTGGTGTTGTCTTCAGCGCCCGCGCCCGCGCCGCGCTCGCACGATTTGCCGTTCCAGCGCCCGCCCGTCATCTCACACACCTGCTGCGCCATCGTGTTGTTCGCAGGGACCGGCGCGGCAGGCGTTTTAATGACGTCACCCATCGCCTTAATCTCGTCCTCCAATTGCGCTTTGCGCGTGCGCGCCGCCTCAATCGCGACCTCGATACCAGCGCGAGAGTTGGTCTCAAATAAAGAGCTTTGCAGCCGTTTCGTCTCGGACTCAATCTGCCGATTTACAGATGCGAGTTCCTTTTGCAATTTGTTTAGCGGCGCGGCGTTGACGTCCGACACCGCCTCAGCCATCACGCCACCAATACCGACCCAAACCGCTTTTAAAGTACCGCCCTCCTTTTGCGCTTCGCGCATCGCCCCAACGATGCGAGCGAGCGCAGGCAGGGCTTCGGACGCGAGCTGCGTCCAAACCGCGTTACCTGACGCTTTTAACTCAATAAGTGAGTCATTAAATTTATCAGCCTCCTCCGCAGATTGTTTTGTGACTGGATTTAGTTGTCGCCCAACAATAATCATCCGCTCAAGCTCTGCCGCACCCCCACTCAAAAGCGGTATAAGCGCGTCAAAGCCTTTCCCGAGGCGCGTGGCTATCTCTACCCTAGATTGCTCGTCGAGCGCCTCAAAAGCCGCCGCAAGCTGAATTAGAGCGCGTTCTGGGTCTCGGGCCGTGACACCCAAAACGGAAAGCGTTGCCTGCATCGCTTTGTCGCCGTCCGCAGCGGCGATCTGCGCTTTTTGCAATCGTTTTAATCCAGTCGCCAGCCCCTCTAGGCTGGTGCCGGATTGTTCTGCAACGATTTTGAGCGCACCCAACGTCTCGACTGACACCGCCGTGCGTTTGGACAAATCGTTGAGGTCGTCGAGCTGGGTAATGGCACCAGCAAATTTGTTAAACGCGGTGGTAGCCAGGCCAATAGCGCCAACCGCCACGCCAAGTCCGGCGAGCACGCTGCCAGCCTTGCTTGCCGCGCCCTCCATTTTTGTAAATGCCTGCGTAGTCGAGTCGGCGGCGCGTTTCATCGCGGCGCGTAGTTCCGCGTCGTTTACCGCAATCTCGATCCCAAGTGATCCAACGCGCTTACTCATTCGTCACCCTTGCTGCTGCTCAAAATAATCGCGGATTTGCTCAAGTCCAAAAACAAAATTTTCGATGTCGCGCACGCCTTGCAGCTCTACTATGAGCGGCAGCGCCGCCCAATCAATGCCGCCCATGCGCCGCCATGCCTGCACGACCTGAGCGTTCTCCGGCGACAACTCGACTGGCCTAATGCCGGGGGCGCGTTTTTTAAGCGCGTTTATCTCAAGCCAGCCTACTAGTTTTTTTGCTGCTCGGCCCGCGCCGTCATTTGTGCCAATGTCGCCGCCACAATGGCGGCCACAATCGCCGCCGACCAGTCAACACGATCAACAATCAACTCGCCAAAAAGCGCGGCGTCCCATGCGACGATGTCGTCGCCGCCGCCATCAATGATGTCGCACTCGCGCACATTGTCCCAACCAGTGACACACTCTCGGCAGATGTCGGCGTCCCTAGCGACGGCGCGGTGCATCTCGCCAAATCGCGAGACGGTTGGGCGCGTGGCAAAAAATACCACGCTCCCCGCTGTAATCCGCACGGCGCGAGCCGCACGGATTTTGTCAATAATGGCTTGGCTCATTACAGATATTGCTCAGGCGCTGCCAGCTTGATCGAGATTTGACCAGTGGCCAAAGCGCCGACCGCACCATCGAGCCCACGCCCGCCCGCGACGTAGCCGGTGAAAATTAAAATCGTACCAGTCTGCAACGTTACGCGAAACGCGGTGATTGATTTTTTGGCCGATGCGGCGCGCACAGCTTTGGTCGTGACAGATGTTGGATCGCTGATCGTGTTGAGTGTGATTGTTGGCGCGTCATCCAGTCCAAAAACCTCAAATTTTTGGTTATTGTGGATAGTGGTCACGTCAATCGCGTTCGGGGTCGGCTCCGGGTAATTTAAGCTGGTCAAATTGTCAAAAGCGTACCAGCTCGCGATTTTGTATGCCGATCCACCGGACACGTATGTGCTAAACAGCGTCGAGTCTAGGCCCTCGGCCACAAACGACACAGTCGTGCTGACCGATTTGACTCTCACCACACGCCCGTTAATCTCTGGCATACCAACTACGCCCTCGATAAAAACGTAATCGCCAATGGCGAAGTCGTGTGTGCCTGTGATAACCGCCTCGGTCGCCTTGGTGATCGCGGTAATGGTTTTAGCCGTCCCCCGCGTGTTTTCCATGTCGACCTTAGTGTTGAGTAATAAAATGTTTTGTCCCATGATCTGCTCCTATAAAAAATTAAACCTGCAATTGTGTTGCTATTTCCAAAATCGAAATGCAACGTGCTCTAAAAACTCATCGGTATCCGGTGCGTAATCGTTTTCAGGCGCGGCGATTTGTTGCCACACCAGCCCCGCCGTCGATGCGATGCGAGCGCGCAGCGCGAGCGCGACCGCCGATGCATCGAGTGCGCGATTTGCCCAACACTCAAAAATCACGTCGTGGCTAGTGATGCCAGCGTACCCGTGGATCGTCATGACAGGTTCGGACGTTCGGCGATAAATTACAAACGGTTTTTTGGCGTCCTGACTGGCTACCTGCGGGTACACGGCAAACCCTAGTGCGGGAGCGGCTGACAGCGCGGCGATGATGTCTTGGTCGATTGTTGTCATTTGAGCGCGGATGGATTGGCCAAAATAACCTGCATCGTCTCGGAAAATTTGTCTAGTGCCCGCGTAGACGCAGACTCAAACGCTCTGAGCAAAAACGGATTGCCCTCAACGCGCCCAGCGGCCCCGCGCCGCCGTGCTGTGATGCCGCTCTGATTGGATTTTGATCTGCGCGGCACGACTCGGTGCCCGTCATGCACCCAGTTGGCGTAGTACGCATCTTTATTGATGCCCTTTTTGCCGACCCGCTGAAATTTTTTGCCGCGCAAAACAGTCACCAAAAATCCCGTCGATGTGGCGGTGTTAAGCTCCCGCGCCCGTTTGACGATTAGGGCGCGTTTTAACGTGCCTGCCGGGCGTTTATTTCTGCCGCGCATAGGCGTAGCCCTCACCGGGGCCACGCGCCGAGCTTCGGCCAAATAGACGTTTGCGGCTCCCTTCGCAGCGCGAGTAATAACGCGCCGCTTGATTTTGTCGGGCAGATCCCGATAGACCGTTTTGAGCTCGGCCAGTCCGGTAGTTTTAATCTCGATCATGCGGGAGGCGTCCTATGGTGCGTCTGCACTAGGATCAACCGTATGCCAATCCGCCGGCAGCTCGTCGATTAGATCGTCGGTCGTGATAACGAGGTCGCCGTTTTGATACACGATGTTTGACGCTGCTGGTGTGTCCCCGATTACAATTTCGTTGTTCTCGCCAATTTGCTGCATAACGCCACCAGCCTCCGGCGCATCATGTATTTCCAGCGCGGCCTGCTCGCCGTCCGGATGCCGAACAACACTCCACCAAAATGAGGTGACGCCTTCACACCCCTGCTGACGAGCTTTCTCCGCGCTGATACCAGTCGCCATCTCAAGCGCACTCGCAATTTCCGGTGTAGTAATAAAAAATTTATTCATGTATGTCCCCTATTTGTAAATCATGAAACTGTAATTGTATAGTGCCCGCCCTCGTTGCGCTCAAGCGTTTGGCGGTCGGTGGTGGAGAGTGCCGATGGGAACGAAATCAATTCTGATAAAGTGCCTTCAAATGGGAGCAATGATCCAGTTCCATTCAACGAACCTATCGCGCTATTGACCCCCGTAAAGACGGTCGTAATTGTTGCGCTATCCCATTCCGCGCCGTTCTTAAACAGTTTCCACTGCTCGCTTCCGGTGGTTGATATAGATGTGATCAAAGTGAGTGTATTTGAAATAGCAACATCTGCGGCTAAACCGTTGGTTCCATTGCCTCCCGTCGCTGTAGTGTTGGCTACGTTTAAGCGCCCAGCCGAAATAGGCCCAGCCGATTCTTGGTTTGCAATAACGTAAAAACGGCCATTTTCCCCCGATTTCCACTGCCCAAAAACAGTCCCAAATTCATTTTCAATCGTCGGTGTGAACAGAATAAACAAACTGTGCGTTGTGCCAATAAGCGGAGAAGCGGCAGCTAAATAATCATTTACGCCATCAAACGTAATTTCCGGCTTTCCGTTAATAGCCTCTACCACGCCATTGTTGACAATGCGCGGCTGCAATCCTGCCGTGGTCTGCGTAGCGTTGCGCCCATTGCCTGATTGGTCATACCAAGTGGTAACAAAGCCGTTGCCAGCTCTAGCTGTAGCTACTGTTTGTTGGTAAGGTTGCAACGTACCTAAATTGATTTGTGCACCCCATTGATACCGATTCTGCCCTGCTGTTCTAGCTGTAACACCGTTGCTGTTTTCATTAGAAAGTTGAATGGTCAAAGATGTACTTGGTATTTGCCCAGTAACCCAACCCCTGTACCACCCGTTTCCAATATTCTCAATACCTGCACCAATATGCACGCCTGTACCTATTTGGTCGGATACACCAAGCTGCCCTGTATTAGGGTTAAACCATGCACGGAACTGATTAGTAGGTACGAGTGGGTCAAAGACAGAAATCCTAACCCATTCGCCAACAAGCCCTAATTTAAAGCAACAACTAGCCGTTACAGTTTGCCCCGATATTGGTGTTGTGAATGCCTGCCGTAAAGTACTCGCCCCTACTACTTGAACTAAATCAGCAGTTGTTGTTCCATCGGGTGAGGTGATAAGGTTAGGGGTTACTGCATCCCCAAACGTCCAAACTACGTTATCAGCCTGCTCCGAATAGGTCAATAAGTTCTGATACCCCACATGGTTCATCAAAGCAGCGGTATTCAGATCACCGCTGGCGGTAAACCCAATATCGGTCTCCGCATTGTCGCTCGACCGGCGCACCCGTATCGCGCTGCCCGTGTATGCATTGCGTAGCTTACGCAGGCTGTACGCGGCTGCGCTCGCAACGCCAATCTGATCGAGTATAGGCGGCGCTGCGCGGCTCAAAACGCGCCGCAGAACAGAGGTCAGAGACAGCGAGAGAGAGAGCATTAGCTGACGGCGATCATGTTGGTCGCGGTAGTGTTCGTCGCGTTGACGCGGTGTATCAGGCCAAGCAGGTACGTCCCGGAGGGCACATTTTTATGCAAAAACGTCGCATCGGCGCCCGCCTGATTGACGACTACAGCGACGTCGCCTCCTACACCAACGTACACGGCGCGGCATACCTGCGCGAGAAAAACGCTGTCGGAAGGCGTGACTGTTTCGAGCGTTGTGGGCGGACTGTCGAGCCCGGTTGAAAACGAGGAGAATCTGTTAATGGCCGCTGGCATGGTGTGTCCCCTATTCCTGTCGTACCGACTCAGTACAAAAAAGTTGAATTGTTTTTTTGGCCTCATCAATGTTGATGACGCCCTCGATGGTAAAAATGCGCGTCCCGTATTTTACGCGCCAAGCCGCATCCACGGCAGCGACATTCGCGCCGTGCGGGAAAACAATAACATGGCTGGTAGTAGCCTGCCGCTGCCCGGCGGCCATCATCTCGCGAGCGGTTAGGCCGCGTATCTCAGCGTACACGGTGGCAGCGTCCGTCCATACGGTAGTGCGCTCGCCTACGCTGTCCGTGACGCCGCCGGGGCTTTGCAAAACGATGCGATGGGGCCGATTGCCTGCGCTCATAAGGTGCGGCCAAACGAGTAGACGCGATATGGGTCGAGCAGGTGTTTGGCACCTACTGGCGTGACATACATTTGACGCTCGCCAGCCTCCTCGCGATGGATCCAATAATGACCAAAAATCATTTTTATCGCGTGTTTGATAGGGTCTGGTACCGCTGCCGCGTTGGCGTAGCCAGCGATAAACTCAATCGTCACGGCATTAGGCATTAGCTGTATGGCTGGCCATGTTTTTTCGTAGGCCGGCACGATGCGCCCAGGCTCGGTCTGGTTGTCAACAACATACTCGGCTGATGACAGAGTAGTCAGTACGCCATCAACATCGAGATATTTCAGGCTCGTCACCGATATGAGCGGGGGTACGGGCACGTCAATGACGCCGCCACGCGGAAATTGGTCTAGGGTCAAAACCCACGTCTGTGGCATTAGGGCGCGTTGTGTCGCCACCTCAGCGGCGCGGGTGGCGGCTAGATTGAGCGCGGCGACATCGGCGTCCTCGCTGCCGTCGGTGATGCGGGCGTGAGATTTGAGCGCCGCATCTGTGACGGGTGTAGCGATTGCAGCCGTTTTTAACCTCAACGCCATATGTTCCCCCTAGCGCTCTATTTTTTTGCCTTGGCGGGGCCTTGCCGCGCTTCTGCGGGCACTTTTTGCACCGTCGCTTGCGCCGCCGTGGCGTCAGGCGCAACGGCAATCTCTACAACGTCAGGTGCGGTGGCCGTCTGCGGTGAGGCGACGTACTCCGCAGCGCCTGCGGCCACAATCTCAGCCTCTACGTGCGGGGGCAGGTCAACGCGGTTGCCAATATCGTAGCAGCCACCCGGGCCCGCCAAAATTTTTGTAAGTTTGATCATTTTTCACCCCTCAGAAAATGGTGCCGGGTTGCCCCGGCACCCAAACGGCTGATTAGGCCGTACCGTTAGCTGGCGAGACCCGCAGCTTGGCGGCCGCCACCGTGGCGTCGTTAGTGGTTGGCGATTTGCTAGACGAGTACTGGATCGCCACAACGCCATCAATCACAGCATTTGCCGTCGCGCGATTGATGACCGGACGGATGTACCGTTTTGACGGTTTACAAATCTCGAGCACCAACGAGCGGTTGCCATCGGTGTCCGCCAGTGGGCCAGTGAGCGACCCGGCCAAATCTGCGGCGTCCGACAAATTGGCAGTCGCGCCGTCCTGCGCTTTGAGGCTAGTGACCTGCGTTGCTGTCAACGCGCCAAAAGATGCGACAAAAACCACGCCGTCGAATCCTTGCATATCGAGCACGGTACCATTGACCGCAGAAGTGCCAGCGGCCTGAGCTGTGACAACCCGCGTGACTTTCACATTTGGGGATAAATTCATTTTTAATCTCCTAGAAAATTGTAATGACGTGGGCGGCGATTTTAATCGCCGCCCGTTTGATGTTAGGCCAATTTGACTCGCGCAAACGCCTCGGCCAATACTGGCATGCCGTCGGTCTCCATGCGAGCGATGTAGCCGACTTGATTGGCTTCGGCGTACAACTCAAACAACGCTTGGATTTGCATATCGAGGGCGTCTGCAATCCAGTAGTAGCTCAAATCGCCAATGATGCCGACGTACTGGCCACTTGTGAACGTGTTTGGAACGTACTCCGACATGATGATTGGCTGGCCGAGCAGCATGTCGGGCTCGCCCTCCATTTTAGATGGCTGCCAGAGATAGCTGCCATCGTTGTCTTTGAGCTTCGCCACCTCGCGCACGCCGTCGCGGTGGAACAGCCATTTGGCACTCGCTAGGTACCCGGATTTGAGCGAGTATTTGGCGTTAATCAGACCGTCCATCGTGATTGCGCTTGTTGTATTGCCAGTGGCCACATCACGCGCCGTTGTGATGCCATTTGTCGAGGCGGCGAACAATCCTAATGGCTGGCCTGCGCCGTTACCAAGCATAAACGCCTTTTCTTGGGTCACGGCAAATTTATACGCGAGACGCTCCTGCACAAGTTGCTCGATTGGGATAGCACTCGAGCGTAGCAATTTTTTGCTAATTTTGATTCGCTTCGCCAGCGGCAATGGTTTAAATTCCCGCGCCCCGAATTTCATGGCGCTGTCCTCGTTGCCTGTCCCCAATTCTGACGTCCAGTCCGCATCCGCTGGATCGGCGTCCAACGATGGTACGCCGAGGCTGGCCGCGTTGTTGAGCGGCAGGACGGTGGCATTTTGACGGACGAATGACTGATCATCAATAGATTTGATGAGCGCGGTTACAAACTGTTTAGGCGAGACAACGTAGCCGCCATCGGTGTCCAAATCGGCCTGCAAAGCGCGTTGATGCGCCTGGTTCTCGGCGCGCAGAAACGCACCAAACGCCTCGGCGTACTCTGCGGAGGCGCGTTTGTCAGTAGGCGCGCCGTCGTCTGCTTTGGTCGTCGTTTTGCCGCCGCGCTGCTCGCCCGCTGCGGTCTCACGCTCGGCGTCAAGCAGGCGCTGTTCGTCTTTAATGGCCTGTCCCAGTTTTTCCTGATCGGCCATAAACGCATTAAATCGCGTTTGTTCCTCGCCCGTCATATCGCGTTTTTCTGCGGCGACGGAATCGTTCAAAGATCGCGCATCATGCACGGCCTTTAGGCGTTTTTCCTGCAATTCAATAATTTTTTTACTCATATCAATCTCCATTAAAAATAAAAAATTGGCAGGCTGGACACCTATAAGGCATCCGCGCGCCTGCCGCCGCTCGGATTGCCAAAAACATGTTATAGAGCCTCTGCAATTGCAATCTGCCGCGCCCGCGCCTGCATCGTCACAATGTAGTCGGTTGATGGTGTGAGAGTACGCACAAATGCGTCCAAAGAGCGCATAGCGACATCTGTTTGTGTGTATGCCGGGTACGTCACTACCGAGACGTCATAGAGCCTCACGCGCTTGACGCTGCGCACCCACACGCCATCATCATTTTTTGCCCAATCCTCTCCGTTGGGACGGACGCGGAACGCAAATGACATCTGCGTCACGTCGCCGCGCTCCATCGAGACGATTAGGTCACGCGCAAACGCGGTATCCGGCGGCGTGATCTCTACCGCCAGCCCTCGCACGTCCTCGCGCATCGCGAGCGTCCCGGCGCGGTTGCGTCCCAAAACAAAATTAGAGTCGTGATTGATGAGGGCGCGAACGTCATCCGTCTCAATCGCCTCGGCAAACGCGCCGGGGATGATTTGCTCCCGAAACCCGCCTAAATCGCCCGACAACTCATTAAACACGGCGGCGTGGCCGCGCATCATTGGTGATTTATCGTCGTCCCGCCGATGCACCGTGAGCGCCTCTGCGTCAAACATTCGTTTTTCAATTTCTGCCATTGTTTTCTCCTGCCGCGCCATGTTGGTCGCGTTTATTTTGAGGTGTGTCCCCATTTGTTGCAATCATATTCAGCGGCACATAAAATTTTTGGCCCTCGCCATTAGGTAGCGGATCGCGATTTTCTGCCGCCCTAATCTCGTCCTGATTCATCGCCCCGATGTTAAACTGTTTTGTGTAAAACTCGCCTCGCGCCGCGCTGTCTCCGCGTAGCAGGCCGTCGACTAAAAACTCAAAATAATACTCGCCGCGCTCGGACTCCGTGAGTAAATCGCGGGCCAGCGCCTGCTCCCAACGGATAAACCAAGGCCGCATCGTATGCACAACAAAATCAATAGCCTGTTGCTCAACATTGTTGTTGGTCGCACGCTCCAACGCGCCTATCATGTGTGGCGGCATCCTATAGATGCGAGCGATGTCAATCACGCTGGCGGCGCGTGATTCGAGCAACTGAGCGTCTGAGGCGTTGACGCTCAATTCGTGGATTTTGAACCCGTTGTCTAGTACAGGCGTCGACCCGCGATTCTCGCCGCCCTGCGCCTCGCGCCATCCGGCGGCGAATTTTCGTTTCGCCTCCTCGTTCTGGAATCCGGCTGGCGGTGCCTCAATCCACAGTGGTGGTTTAGTATCGTTTTTATAGTATCTCGCCACAAAATCATTGGTAGCAATCGCCGTACCTAGGGCGTCGCGGGTCGCCTCAATTGGTGTCACGGGGCGCACCCCGTCGATCAGTAAAAATGGGACGCGCAGCACCTCTTCCTGTAATAGCGTGAGTGTGTCCCCATTTTTTTGTTGCACCTCGTAGGACAACGTGCCGTCGTCGTGCAGGTGCGGTTTGACTCGATCAGGATTGAGCGCGGTGAGTGTGCGTTTGCCGCGTTGTAGCTGTATGCGCGAGTAGGCAGCGCCGCGCAACGCGATGTGCGCCATACACTGCTCGCGCCACTCAAACGACGACTGCCAGTTGTTTGGGCGTGATTGCAAAATCGCATAGAGCGGATGCTCAATCGCCCGCCGTCGCCCTTTGTCGGTGCGCTGATACATTATTAGCGGCAGAGACGCCACCGTCTCAGCGAGCACGCGCACGCACGCCCATACCGCCGTGTGTTGCATGGCCGTCTCAGGCGTGACGTTTGTCCCCGCCGTGGACATATTCCCGCGCCCAAAAATCGCAGCGATAGCGGGGTCTCGCGGGCTATAACCCGCCAATATCGCGCCGCGCAAAAAAATGTTCGAGAGTATTCCCATGCGCTCAGTTTATACCATAAAAACAGTCCCGTCATTAGGCTTTTTTGCAGGTTTTTGAGCTATTACGCGACCAAGGGCCATGATCGCAGCTACCGCGCCGTCAATTTTGTTTTCATCGCGTTCCTTCCGCGGGTAGATATTAGATTTGGCGTCGACGTGACAAACCACGTTGCTCATCATCCACGCCATCATCGGGTTTGAGTCATGTGTTAAGCGGCCGGCCAATACAAGCGCCTCAAGCTGTTTCATGGGCTCGCTCATATTTTGGACTACCTGCCTGTACTCGACCATCGGCGCACCCTCTGAAAGCATGTGGCCTGCCAGATGCGTGGCCTGCCACGGGTCAAACGGTATCTCGCGCACCATCAGCGCGGCCATATTCGCGCGCAGGTCGTCCTCAATGACGTCGTAATCAGTCACCTCGCCGTCTGTGA